AAAGATATTACAACATATAACATCCGCGATCATGCTTCCGAACAAGACATGCTCCGACAATTTGTTACTGATTGGGTACATCGTTGTCCAGATGTTATCACTGGCTGGAATATTGGGTTGTTTGACGTTCCTTATCTGGTGCATCGCATCCAGCGTGTTCTAGGCGAAGATGTGGCCAAGCAGCTCAGCCCTTGGCGCAAGGTTGTTCGACGCGATGTACACATGGCTGACAAGGTGCTGCCTGCCTATGACATTGTTGGTGTGACTCAGCTGGACTATCTGGACCTGTATAAAAAGTTTACCTACAATGCACAGGAAAGCTATCGCCTGGATCATATCTGTCGAGTAGAGCTTGGCGTTGGTAAGTTGGAAAATCCACATGACACCTTCAAGGATTTTTATACCAAGGACTGGGATCTGTTTGTAGAGTATAACCGAGTAGACGTAGAGCGTGTAAGCCAGCTAGAAGATAAAATGAAGCTCATTGAGCTGGCCTTGACCATGGCCTTTGATGCTAAATGTAACTTCAATGATGTGTTCAGTGCAGTACGCATCTGGGATTGTATCCTGTATAACCATCTCTGGGATCAGAACATGGTGGTGCATCCTCGCGACACCACCAGACCAGATCGCAGCATTGTTGGTGCCTTTGTGCAGGATCCTCGACCAGGTCAGTATGACTGGGTGGTGAGCTTTGATGCCACAAGCCTGTATCCGTCGATCATCATGCAGTACAACATGAGTCCAGAAACTCTGATGCCCGAGGTGTCGGAGCTTGAAGCTGGATCAGACATGCCAGCCAAGGTGGATCGACTACTGGCACGTGATGTCAAAGACATTGACCATTGCATGAGTGCCAATGGTTATTATTTCCGTACTGATAAACTGGGATTGTTTCCTGAGATTGTGGCCAAGCTATTCAAGGATCGTCAGGATTATAAAAAGCTGATGATTGCGGCGCAGAAGAAGTATGAGGAAACCAAAGACAAAAAATATCAGAACGACATCAGCAAGTACAATAACTTCCAGATGGCGCGTAAGATTCAGCTCAACAGTTTGTATGGTGCCTGGGCCAACTATTATTTTAGATACTTCGATGATCGCATTGCCGAAGGCATTACACTGACTGGCCAGTACATCATTCGCACAGTAGGCAGAGCTCTGGATGATTACCTGAACAAGATCTGTGGCACCAAGGATTTTAAATATAGTTTCTATTCTGATACTGATAGCTGCTACATCACCCTAGATCCCTTGGTGAAGAAGTTCTATGCCGACAAGTCACAGGATGAAATTGTGAAGATACTGGATCGTATCTGCGAAGAAAAGATTACCAACGCCATTAATAAAGCCTGCGGCCTGTTGGCTGAATATACCCGTGCCTATGATCAGAAGATCTGGTTTAAACGCGAAGCCATAGCCACACGTGGCATCTGGGTGGCCAAGAAACGCTATGCCTTGAATGTGCTGAACAACGAAGGAGTGCAGTATGCCGAACCTAAACTTAAAGTCATGGGACTTGAAATTGTCAGGTCATCGACTCCAGAGGTATGTCGCTCGCTACTTAAAGAAGCGGTCAAGATTGCGCTCAATGAGAATGAAGCTGCTCTTCAGAAGTACATTAACACACAGAAGGATCGATACCTACAGCTGTCGGCTGCTGAAATTGCGTTCCCCCGCGGTGTAAACAATCTCACCAAGTATACCAGCCGGAGCGACATCTATGCCAAGGGTAGTCCCATGCATGTGCGTGGCGCCTTGCTGTATAATTACTATATCAAGGACCGTGGACTAGATCATAAGTATCCTGAAATTGGAGAAGGTGAAAAGATCAAGTTTGTGTATCTGCACACACCCAATCCCATTAAGGAGAACTGCATAGCCTTTATCGGTGAATTGCCTGCAGAACTGGCATTGACAAAGTATGTGGATTATGATACAATGTGGAGTAAGAGTTTCATTGAACCCTTGAACGGTATCATCGAAAGCCTGGGCTGGAACAGTTCGCCACAGGCCACGCTGGAGGATTTGTTTGCATGAGAAAGAAGACCAGTTATAAATCCAACAGCTGGTGGAATCATCGCATGGTGGGGAGTCAAAGTCCCGACCGTGACATTCGTACTGCCGAGGATCGACGACAAGATAAAATTTTGGAAAAACTTGAACAGAAAGCAAAGCAGAATGCTAATCCCAAAATCGTATGAACTACTGGATCGCTGCATCGAAGATGGTGTGGCCTATGGCTGGCAGCGCGCACACAAGCATGTAGACAACCCCAATGCAGAACAAGTGCAGCAGGAAATTGTCAATGCAGTGATGAATGAAATATGTGCCTGGTTTGAATTTAAAGGAGTAGAAGATGAGCAATCTATTAAATAAGTTGCAGAAGAACAGCACCATCAAAGACACAGCGGTGCTGAATGAAAGTAAATTTTTCAATGCCAAGGATCTCATCCAGACACCAGTGCCCATGATCAACGTGGCTCTCAGTGGTCGTCTGGACGGTGGCCTGGCGCCAGGTCTTACTGTGTTCGCCGGACCCAGCAAGCATTTTAAAACTGCCTTTGCCCTGATGTTGGCCAAGGCCTACATGGACAAATATGAAGATGCTATTGTACTGTTTTATGATTCTGAGTTTGGTAGTCCTCAGTCTTACTTTGATAGTTTCGGGATCGATACCAGTCGAGTACTTCACACCCCTATCACCGACATTGAACAACTAAAGCACGACAGCATGCAGCAGCTCAACAATCTAGAGCGCGGCGATCATGTCATTGTCATTGTTGATTCAGTAGGCAACCTGGCCAGTAAAAAAGAAGTTGATGATGCCCTGGAGGGTAAGAGCGTGGCTGACATGACGCGCGCCAAGCAGTTAAAGAGTCTGTTCAGAATGGTTACTCCGCATTTGAACATCAAAGACATTCCCATGATTGTGGTGAACCATACCTACATGGAACAAGGACTGTTTCCCAAGGCTGTGGTCAGCGGCGGCACTGGCGTATACTACAGCGCCGACAATATCTTCATCATTGGCCGTCAGCAGGAAAAAGAAGGCCAGGAACTGGTGGGCTACAATTTTATCATCAACGTGGAGAAGAGTCGCTATGTCCGAGAGAAAAGTCGCATACCTGTTGAGGTCACCTTTGATGGCGGAATCAGTCGTTGGAGCGGATTACTCGACGTCGCCCAGACCGGTGGCTTTGTTGTCAAACCCAGCAATGGCTGGTACAGCATCAAAGGCGAAGAAAAGAAATACCGTCTCAAGGATACTTACAGCAAAGAGTTCTGGTTACCAATTTTAAGCAGCAAGGAGTTCCGTGAATACATTGAAGAATCTTATCGCATCAGCGCGGGCAGCATTAATCAGGATCTGGCCATGGACGATATCCAAGACGAGTACGATGCCGTCGGCACCTAGTTGGTGCGAACTTGTAACTGACCTCGGAGACCGCAATCTAGAAATTCTGGATGGCCCGCTGCTGGGCGTTGTATTTCGACCTACTAAGTTTGGATTCATTCCCACCGAAGATGATGGTGTGTTGATTGAATTCAACTATGACTTCATACACACCGCTGGGCTCTCCGTAGAGGAATTGACAATCGAGGAAAATAAAAATATAATTATCCGTGTAATTGCCGAATACTACGAGCTGGGGAAAAAGATTGAATAAAATTGAACACACCATACTCAGACACCTGGTGCATGATGAGAACTACATGCGCCAGGTTTTTCCTTTTTTAAAGGCTGAATATTTCGGAGATGCCGCAGAGCGCAGCATCTTTAACTGCATTCGTAACTTCATCGATGACTACAATGCCTGTCCAACTGTGGAGGCTCTGGACATTGCCCTGCAGAAGACCAATCTCAAGGAAGAAGCATTTCGGCAGGCTGCGGAAATAGTACGTAACCTGACTCCCGAACCTGTGAATGCCGAGTGGCTCAGCACAGAAACAGAACGGTGGTGCAAGGATCGAGCCATCTACAATGCCATATTGAAGAGCATAGAAATCATCGATGGCCGCGACAAGCAGCATACTGCAGATGCCCTGCCCAGTTTGTTGCAGGAAGCTCTGGCCGTGGCATTTGACAACAGCATTGGCCATGACTATCTGATCAATGCTGCAGACAGATTTGACTTCTATCACAGAGTTGAACACAGACTGGCCTTTGATTTGGAAATGTTCAACAAGATTACCAACGGTGGTTTGCCCAACAAGACTTTAAATGTAGCCCTGGCTGGTACGGGTGTGGGCAAGAGTTTGTTCATGTGTCATGTGGCAGCCAGCTCACTGAGCCTGGGTAAGAATGTGTTGTACATCACCATGGAGATGGCGGAAGAGCGCATTGCGGAACGTATTGATGCCAACCTGATGAACATTCCCATAGATCAGTTGGCCGACTTGCCGCGTCAGATGTTTGACAATCGCATACAGCGCATCAAAGACAAGACCGAGGGCCGACTCATCATCAAGGAGTATCCTACAGCAGGCGCACATGCTGGACACTTCAAGTCCTTGTTGAATGAGCTGAGTTTAAAGCAGACATTCCATCCCGACATCATCATGATTGACTATCTGAACATCTGTTCAAGCAGTAGACTCAAGGCCAGCGCAGCCGTGAACAGTTATACTCTGGTGAAGAGCATAGCCGAAGAGCTGCGCGGCCTGGCCGTGGAATACAATGTGCCGATACTGACTGCCACACAGACTACCCGCAGTGGTTATAGCAACACCGATGTTGAACTTACTGACACGTCGGAATCGTTTGGTTTGCCAGCCACAGCGGATTTGATGTTTGCCCTGATCAGCACTGAAGAGATGGAGGGATTAAATCAGCTCATGGTCAAGCAGTTGAAGAATCGCTACAACGACCCCACATCGAATCGCAAGTTTGTCATAGGCATAGATCGAGCCAAGATGAAGCTCTATGATGTGGAAGCCAGGGCGCAGCAGAATCTAAGCCAGAGCGGACAGGATGACGATGACTACAACATAGTAAACCGAAAGTTAAATCGAGACTTCAGCTCTATCAAAATATAAATAGATTAAAAGGGGGACGATATGTATCTGGCACCGCGTATCAACCGAAGAATTGCAGCCATGCGCGACGTACTGCGGGGCAGTGTTCCTTTGGAAACGGTGCTGGATTCGGTGCAGTCAGCTTTGAAACCCTTTGGCATCCGAGTCTATCTGGTGCCCGACGATACACTGACTCGTCCGGACTTTACCTGCGGCGGGCTCTATGACTTTCAGAAGAAACGTCAGCCCATAGACATTGTGCTGCACTTTCACGAAGGCAATCGTTGCTTCAACTTCACCAAGAAGAATTGGACTAAATTCAGCTTCCTGCTAAGCCAGGTTGTGCAGCACGAGCTCATACACAAGTGTCAGTATAGTCACCGTCAGGAGATAGAAAACGGTGGCGCTACTCTGTACTATGACATCAAGGCCGGCGAGAAGTCTGACAAAGAGCACATGGACTATCTGGCGGAGCTGGACGAGATCGAAGCCTATGCCCATGACATAGCTCTGGAGATCCTGCATCACTATCCCACCATGGACCCCTATGCTGTACTGAGCAGCATCAACCGTCGCCGCCGACTCTGGAGCTGGAACTACTATCGCGATGCCTTTAAGTACAGCGAAGACTGGAGCGACGTTCGTCATCGTCTGCTCAAGAAAACCTACCAATGGCTGCCCATCGTCATAGAGTACCAAAGAAAATCTTCAATAAAATCAATGACTTAGCCGGGGCTTGACATTTAGCATCGTTCCTATACAATGGCGGTATGTTGATGAAGAAAGGAACCGAAATGTCTAAATCTGTTAATGTTTCACTAACCCCCACCCAAATCGACTATCTCCGTGGTTTGATTTATGAGTACTATAACACTCAGGGTGCTGAGTATATGGAACCACAGGAAGAACTGCTGCACAGCCAGTTAGAAGAAATTCTAGCAGATGCTGAGACCCAGGCTTTTCTAGAAATGCTGCCCAAATAAGGAGACTACTATGTTTACTCAAGAAACTGAATTCAAACCTGCTGGTGAGTTTGCTCGTGGTGCGGCTATCAATGCTGTGTACCGAGATCGTGAGAACAGAATGGCCTACAGTCCACGTGAACAGGCTCGTGCTGAGACAGTGCGTGACCTGGTGGGCATAGCATTTCCAACCTCAGAGTGCTTCATCAATTATCGTAAGAAGTTTATTGCAGTCAAGATCAGCAAGCCTGGCAAGGCAAGACTGATTTCCAGCCAGGCTCAGATGTTCGAGGCTGTGATGGAGGACTACAAGGCAACTAAAGTGATTACTGAGACCAGCATTGTGTACCGTATTCCTAAACAATAAGAAATATGAAGACCGTGAAGAAAGTCAGCCCTGCTCCCCGACGTCGCGACCCCATAGCCCGGGATCTGCTGACTCCGAAGTACCGTCAGCGGCGTATTCCCAACAAGAAACGTGACGCTAAGTCATTGATTTCATTGAAGTATTTCGGGGCTTGACAAACGGTTGAAATGGTGCTATAATAGTGGTACGTTAAATGAGAAAGGAAACCGAAATGTCCAAATTAATCCACTTCACTGTCGAGGTTTACAAAGCCGACAAGCGTATCAAGAAAGATGCTCGCTATGGCAAGGATAAAAAGGGTCTGCGTTTCGTGGAAGTCATAGACTTTGCTCCGAGCACCAAGTCATATATCGACACCGTGATCAAGCGTTACACCAAAGATGGTTTTGTGGCTCAGGCGTTCGAGACCTATGTTGTGAAGAAGAACCTGCTGAGCGGCCAAGAGTTCGCCGAGCGTTATGATACACCGTACTTCTGCAGCCCAAGCTCTGAATCGTATTGGAGCATGTAATGGGTAACCTCATAGTAGGCATCATCATAGGCATCATGGCCTGCACAGTTGGCTTCTCGGGCATGGCCCGCTGGGCCGACTCAGGTGTGCACAAGGTGCAGGAAATTACTAGAACGGTGAACAAGGAACTGCGATGAATAC